GAGGAGTATTCCACCCCATGTTGTCAGAGGCAGTCATCCGTTTTCAATCACAGGCAATATCAGAGATATTCCCAGCGAAGGGACCAGTTAAAACTAAGATTGTCGGCAAAGTAACGGAAGAAAAAGAAGAACAGTCGCAAAGAGTCCAAGACTATATGAATTATCTTCTGACTTATGAAATGTCAGAATACAGAACAGAAACAGAAAAGATGTTGTTCTCTTTACCGCTTGCTGGTTCAGCATTTAGAAAAGTTTATTATGATCCAACTTTAGGAAGACCTTGCGGAATATTTGTGCCTTCAGAAGATGTGGTTGTTAATTATGGTGCCAGTGATTTAGAAACTTGTGAAAGAGCCACTCATGTAATGCGTAAGTCATCTAATGATATACGCAAAATGCAGGTTAGTGGTTTCTACAGAGATATAGAGTTATCAGACACACAGAACAGTTACACAGAAGTACAAGAAAAATATAACGAATTAACAGGCGAAACTAATAACGATATCTATGACCAACGACATACTTTGTTGGAAATGCAAGTCAACTTAGACTTAAAAGGATTTGAAGATGAAACCGATGGTGAGCCTACAGGAATACAATTACCTTATGTTGTAACCATAGACTTATCAAGCGGTATTATATTAAGTATTCGTAGAAATTATTACGAAGACGATGAACAGAAGAGAAGACGTTCACACTTTGTTCATTATCAATATTTACCAGGATTAGGGTTTTATGGGTTTGGTTTAATACATATGATAGGTGGTTTAGCCAAGTCAGCTACAAGTGTATTAAGACAACTGGTAGATGCAGGAACACTGTCTAACCTACCTGGTGGATTAAAGGCTAGAGGGTTAAGGATTAAGGGTGATGATACGCCTATCATGCCTGGAGAATTTAGAGATGTAGATGTTCCTGGTGGAGCTATTAAAGACAATATAACCTTCTTACCTTATAAAGAACCATCAGCTACTTTGTATCAGTTGTTAGGTAATATAGTAGAAGAAGGTAGACGTTTTGCCAGTATATCTGATGTCAAGATTTCTGATATGAACTCAGAGGCTCCTGTGGGAACAACACTAGCATTGTTAGAAAGAAACATGAAAGTAATGAGTGCGGTGCAAGCAAGACTTCATGCCTCAATGCGTAAAGAGTTTGAAATACTTGTTACTATAATAAAAGATTTTGGTAACCCGTCTTATCCTTACGAGACAGAAGAAGGAGAAGATATAAAAGCAACTGACTTTGATAAGAGAGTGGATGTGTTTCCAGTGTCTGACCCGAATGCTGCAACTATGGCACAAAGGATTATGCAGTATCAAGCTGCTTTCCAATTAGCACAAGCTGCACCTGAGATGTATGACTTAAAGGAACTACATCGACAGATGTTACAAGTGTTAGGTATTCAAGACGTGGATGATATTGTTCCTGATGTCAGCGAAATACCTCCAGTTGATCCAGTATCAGCAGTACAAAACCTTATTAATAATAAGCCAGTTAAAGCTTACGATTTCCAAGACCATGATGCACATATACAAACAGTTGCATCGGCTCAAGAAAATCCAGAGATTATTGGCTTGGTAGAGAAATCTCCAAACGCTCCTGCTATTATGGCTGCCGCATCGTCTTATGTGAATGACCATCTAACAATGAAGTTTAGAAAAGAAGTAGCAGAAGAGATGGGTATAGAACTGCCACCATTAGGAGAGCCTTTACCGCCTGATGTAGAAAAACGTATTTCAGAGTTAGTGGCTAGGGCAGCCAGCAGAGTGACTGACAAAGCCATGATGGAAGCTGAACAACAAAGAATAGAACAACAACAACAAGACCCACTTATTCAAGCTAAGCAAGCTGAAGTTGCAATTAAGCAAGCTGAAGTAGACCGCAAGCGAGAAGCTGATGCAGCAAGATTGCAGTTGGCTGCTGAAAAACAAAGAACTCAAACAGAGTTAGATAAGGAAAGATTATCTACGGAACGTGAACTTGAAGGCATGAAGATTGGACAGAAAATTGCTAGCGATTTGCTAGATGCCGAACAAGATAACAAAAAGCAATCAGCTAAAGATTACAAGACAGGTCTTGACATTGCTAAGGATATAGTTAAAGATATCAATAAGAATGAGTAATGACATCAAAGAGCAATCACTTTCACAGTTTTTGAAAGTAAAGCTTCGAGATGTTATGAACGAACACGCAGATCATTTAGCAACGGGAAGTGTAAAAGACTTTCCAGAGTATAAAAGACTGAGTGGAATAATCGAGGGTTTAGCTCTCGCAGAAAGAGAAGTGTTGGACTGGTTAGAAAAACACAAAGTTGAATAGGAACTCGACACCTTAATGTCGTGCAAAAATGAGTAAAGCAGTAGAAATACCAGAAGAAGTTAAAAAACCAGAAAGTTTAGGTGACGATGTAAAAAAACAACTACCTGAACCAATGGGTTATAAAGTATTAGTGGCTATGCCACAAGCTGAAGAGAAAACTGAAGGTGGTATTGTAAAGGCTAGTCAAACCCTTAAAGACGAAGAAGTAAGTAATATTTGCGGATACGTTTTGAAAATGGGTCCTGATTGTTATAAAGACGATAGGCGGTTTCCGAGCGGTGCTTGGTGCAAAGTTGGAGACTGGGTAGTATTTAGAGCTTATTCAGGGACTCGCATGAAAATGTATGGACAAGAGTTTCGCTTAATTAACGATGATACTGTGGAAGCAGTAGTCGAAGACCCAACGGGAGTAGTTAGAGCATGAGTGAAAATCAAACAGTAGAAACGTCTATAGAGACAGAATTTAAACCTGACGCTGATGGTGATTTAAAACCACAGACTATGGAAGACAAGTTTTTTGGAGTAAAAACTGAAATACAGACAAACACAACGGATGATGATTTATCAGTGGAAGTTGTGGAAGATGTTCCTGAAGAAGACAGAAGACCTCCAAAAAAAGAAAGTGCGGATAAAGAGGAAACAGTAGATGATGATGCACTAGATGCAGAGATTTCAGAATACAGCAAACGCGCTGGTGACCGCATTAATAAAATCAAATACGAATATCACGAAGAGCGTAGAGCAAAAGAACAGGCATTGAGAGAGTCAGAAGAAGCAGTTAGAGCTTCCAAACACTTGATGTCTGAAAACCAAAAACTGCAAACCATGATAAATCAAGGTGGTGATGTCTTAAATAGACAAGCAGTTAATAACGCTCAATGGGCAAAACACAACGCTCAAGAAAAATTTAAAAAAGCTTACGAAGAAGGCAATGCAGACGATATGGCTGCAGCGCAAGAAGAACTTTCTAAAGCTACTATGGCAGAACAGGCAGCAGGTCAGTATGCACAAACCATACAGCAACAAATAGGACAGCAGTATGATAAGCAGAATCCTGTTACACCTGAAGTACAACAGCCACAGTTAGATGATGACATGAAAGCATGGGCAGTAAAAAATGCTTGGTTTATGGGTACAGAGCCTGTACATAGAGAAATGACATCTTATGCAATGTTTATAGACCAAAGATTGCAAGCACAAGGTGTAGACCCAGCCAGTCAATCAGAAAAATATTATGGCGAAGTAGATACCGCCATGAGAAAAGAGTTTCCCAGTTTCTTTGGTGTAGATGCAACGGAAGTTGTAGAAGCACCAGTAGAAGAAAAACGACAACCTACAAATGTTGTTGCACCCGTATCGAGGAATAGCGGTACAAATAAAAATCCTCGCAATGTACGTTTGACTCAGACGCAAGTGAAATTAGCACGTCAACTTGGTATAACGCCTGAGCAATACGCAAAACAATTATTACAGGAGTCCTAAATGGAAGAAAGTAAAGCTAATAATGAAAATGAAAAAGTAGAATCTTCTACAGAAGACTCTAATCAAGTGCGTACCCCTAGAGGGTCAGATGACCGAGAGGTTACCCAACACACAGAGAGTTGGGAAAATCCATCAAACTTACCAACTCCTAATCCTCAAGAAGGATGGGTATTTAGGTACATAAGAACCAGTCTGCTAGGAAATGCAGACAATCCTAATGTATCTAGGAAGTTTAGAGAAGGTTGGATTCCATGTAAGGCGGAAGACCATCCTGAACTTCATGTTCATACTTTGGACTACAAATCCGAATGGGCAGATAAAGGAAATATTGAGATTGGTGGACAACTATTGTGCAAGATGCCAGAAGAAAAAGCGAAAGCTAGAGATGCCCATTTTAGAAATATGGCAAAAACTCAAATGGAATCTGTGGACAATGTTTATTTTAAGGACCAAGACTCTAGAATGGCTACTAAGCAAGTTTTTGAGAGGAAATCATCAACAACCTTTGGTAAAGATTCTTAGGCTTGGAAAAGTAATTGTTTTAATTTAGGAGACTATTATGGCTTCATCAGCTAGTCCTCATGGTGCTAGACCTGTAAGCTCGTTAGTGTCTGCTTCTTACAATGCTAAAGTAACGCATTACAAAATCAAAAGTGCTTATGGAACTTCCATATTCTATGGCGATTTTGTAAAGTGGGGTGACGATAACCCTAATACTACTATCCAAAAGGATACTGGTACTACGGCTTGTACTCCAATAGGCGTTTTCTTAGGTTGTGCATACACTGACCCAACTACTGGTCAATTTACACCTAACCAATATTTCCCAGCTTCAACGGCTGCGAGTGATATTGTTGCTTATGTTGCTTCTGATCCTTTTATTGTTATGCAAATGCAATGCGATGGCGCTGCTGACCAAGATGATCTTGGAAAGAATTGTGCTGTTGTTCAAACTGCAGGAAGTACAGCAATAGGAACAAGCAAAAATTCGGTTGATATATCTACTGTAGCAACCACCAATACATTACCTGTAAAGATTGTCGACTTTGTCGATGGTCCAGATAGCGCAATTGGTGATTCTTACACAGATGTATTAGTAATGTTTAACGTAGGGCATCAATTGCTCAACACAACTGGCATAGGCTAGGGGGTAAATCATGGCAGCAATTTCAAGAGCCAATGAGCTTAAACAACTTCTTCCTGGATTGAATGCTTTGTTTGGAGAAGAGTACAATAACTACGAGAATGAGCATGACCAAATCTATTCTTCAGAAAATTCCGAGAGATCGTTTGAGGAAGAACTGAAGTTATCAGGATTTGCGGCTGCTCCAGTAAAAGACGAAGGTGCGACAATATCTTACGATACTGCACAAGAATCTTTTGTTGCCCGTTATACACATGAAACTATTGCTTTAGGTTTCTCAGTTACTGAGGAAGCAATGGAAGATAATCTTTATGTAAGTTTATCTGCCAGATACACTAAAGCGTTAGCAAGAGCTATGGCTTACACTAAGCAAGTCAAAGCAGCTTATCCATTGAATAACGGATTCACCAACACTTACCAGTCTGGAGATGGGGTCAACCTATTTACAGCTAGTAGTGATGGTGTAACAGGCGGTGATGGTCACCCATTAGTGTCAGGCGGCAAGAACTCTAACAGACCCACTACTGGTGCTGACTTGAATGAAACATCTTTAGAAGATGCAGTAATTCAAATTAGCAAGTGGACTGACGAAAGAGGTCTTAAAATCGCAGCTAGACCTAAGAAGTTGATCGTTCCAACTGATCTGCAATTCGTAGCTACTCGCCTCTTAGAAAGTGAGTATAGAGTTGGTACAGCAGACAACGACATAAATGCCGTTAAGAGCAATGGTGTGATACCAGAAGGTTATGCAGTTAATCACTATTTAACTGATACAAACGCTTTCTTCATCACTACCGATGTTCCTGATGGAATGAAACATTTCGTTAGAGCGCCAATGACTACGTCAATGGACGGAGATTTTGATAC